TCGTCCAGGTCAACACCGGCGCCGACAGAGAATCCGTTGTTAATTGAATGGCGCTCTCGACGCCCCAGTTGTTCGCACCACTCGCCAACATACACACGGGCACGGCCGTGGTCGAATAGGCTTGGGCGAATGTGACCGTACAGGTACCCGACGATGAAGGAGATGTGCCAGTGTTCATGGTCACGGTAAAGAAGTGATCGGTGCTGCCGGTGGCGATCGTTGGAGCGGGAGGAGAAGTCCCCGTTCCGGTACAGGCGACGGTCGGTGCCGATCCCGCCGGCATGGTGACGTGATTGTTCGAGGCGGACAGGATAACGGTTCCGGAGGCGTTGGGGATGGTGACGGTCCTGTCCGCGGTCGGATCGGTCATGGTCAGGAAGAGTTCGTTCCCGTCCGCGGTCGAACCCTCACATAACAGGCCCCCCGATCCCGACGAAGAGAATAGACACTGTCCTGAGGTGAGTGCTGGGCTCCCGGCAAGGGAATTGGAATAGTCGAACGCCAGACCTCCCCCCGTCGTGGTCAACCCGCCCAACGAGCCCAACGTAATCGAGTAGGTACGATCGGCGGATAGATCTCCGGCGCAGGAGAGAGGAGCGGTACATGTGATTGTGCGGGTGGACGGGACTAGGGATGAGGCCGAGATACGGGAGGACGTTGAACAGTCAGAGACTTCCAGATAGAGAGAAGAGGAGTAGGACGTGAGAGGTAGGTCACAGATCCGTTTCTGAGCAAGAGCAGGAGCCGCGACAAGAAGTATCAGGAGGAGAATCATCCGGTACACCACGCCGATTCTCAGCGACCGCTGTAGCCTCTCCATCGTCATCGTCGGTCCACTGCTATTCATTACGTTTTCCTTTCTGTTTTCTATTCACATCCGCGTCCGATCTGACCGTGGTCACCCGGCTTGGTGAATATCCTCCATGAAACAAACCCCGAGGGACACCAAAATCCCCATTCGCGGATTCGAGGGCCAGTAAGAACCACGGTCCAACACGAAATCGGGACTCCGTCGACAGTCTTCGGAAGCACGACTCGGTGCTGGTGCTCTGCACGCCTAAAAGCAACTGACCACCGCCTTCTCCGTATTTCTCCTTTCGGAGTTATCTCGATGTAGGAGCCCACGATAAGAACAGAGACAAACCACCACGGGTGATCGTGTAGCGCGCGATCGTCGTCATCTCGCAGGAACTGGTGGAGGTAGAGATTGAAAAAACGGTTACGGGGCAGAAGGTACCAACGTCGAAGGTAGGGTGACGATGGGCGACCAACAACGAAGTCGGGATTTCTCACACACCTTATTCTACGTCGTTTCATCCGTCCACCCTCACCGCTCCGTCATCCGTCACCCGGTAATCCTCCGCATCGGTTATCCGTGCATCGACCACCGTCGACCTCGCCTGTCTCCATATCGTCGCCGTCGCAACATCATCCGTGCACTCCAACCCGATCACGACGAAATTGCCCCGGTCCATTCCCAGCTCCGATATCCCTGAGAACGCCGCCTCATGCAGGATTCTCTTACTCCCAGCTAACACCCACAGTGGAATCGATTTGATATCGGCGCCGTAGCGATGGAGGAGGAGGAGGCGGAGTCCTTCGACGTCGGCATCGGCCTGTTTCAATAGAGCCGTCTGCCTCTTCTTGTCCACAGCGTTTGGAAACCTTCCCTTCGACCCGTCCGCCTTGACCTTGATCGAATAATCCGACTTGATGCTTACTCGATCCTGCATCTGGCCGTAGTTGTACCGGTCGGGATCGGATGTCGCCAGTGCCGCAGCGATATTGGCCGGGTCCATCTTGACGTTGTTGTGGGCATACAATACCTGCCACGACCATATCGCCGGATCGTGGCCGGCCGGGGTGATGTCGCCCTCTCTCACGGTTGAAATGACATCGTAGGTGGACTCAGCAATTCCGGTGATCCCGATAAACCGTCGAATATAGATCACCGTTCCTATCTTGTACGGAACGAATCCGAGCCCGCCCAAGATGATCCTGGCAATATCCAATGCACTCTCGCCCGACCCCACATACCACCCACAATCGGCCGAGCATGAATTGAGACAGGAAAGCCAGGTCGTTTGATCGAGATCGGCCGATCCATACCCCGCGAGGTAATAGATCTTCCGGGCCAGATCGGAGGGGGAGGACCGTCCACCGATCCATGTCACGTTGGTCAAGGTCAACGCCACCCCCCCGCCTAACATCGACGCGGCGGAGGTCCCTGTGGCATCGTCACAGTGCCATCCATAGGTCAGGTTCGACTCCGTCCCGGTAGCTGGCAGGAGATGGAGAGATTGGAGATTGGATTGGGATAGTGCGCGGGAAAATACCAGCGGTTCATCGTACCGTCCCTCGGCCTGGACCGTGCTCGTATCCGGCCTGCACCCGATCCCGAACGCCGTCCTCGTAGTTGAATAGACGCCGGATATCGACACCGACCCAACCTGTGACCCGTTGACCCAGATGGAAAGGGTTGCTCCGGTGCCGGCGGTATTCCCTGCCTGGTTCATATTCCGGACGACGGCAAGAGAGTAGGTCGTCCCTTCCATCAGGTTCGCCGTCGTCGAGCAGACCGTAACCGTTCCGGCGTCGTTGATACAGAAGGCTTCAAGTCGGTTGGCGCCGCCGGAAGTGGCGAACCTCAATATGATCGATCCCGCCGACGCCCCTGTCTGCCAACCCATAATGTAGACGTTGGACGAGTAGGATTTGGATGGAGTGTATTGGATCGCCATCGTCATCGAACCGTTGACCGAATTGATCGTGGCGAGGACGGTGGAATTGGAAACGATCGATAGGGCGGAGTTCCAGAAGTTGTTCGCGGTGACCGTCGCGGAATAGGTGCCGGACAAGGACCCCGACGTGACCGTGAATGTTCCCGCGGGGTGATTCTGAGACCAGACCGCACCGACCGCGGGAGAAGGACCGACGAGTGCGTTGTGGTTCGATTGAACCTCGGATATCAGTGCCGCTCCACCGTACGACACTTCCCCGACCTTCTGCACCGGATCGATCCAGGACACGGGAACCCTAGGCACGGTGCCTAGAACGTACGGCCGGTAATTCCCGACGATCGCGGCCAAATGCCACGATGCGGTATCCCACGTGACCCCCACACCCATGCTCCCGGTAATGGACGATCCCGAGTCCCGATCGTACGTGGTCGAACCGACCCCCGGATCAGTCGAGGATACGAGATACGCGATCAAGGAAGAGGATGTGGTGTCGACGGGGAGACGGGCGTTGTTGTACATGGTCGAGATCGATTGATAGGCGTTGTATACCGTCCACTTCGCCATGTTCCCCTTCAATCCCCATCCCATCACGAAGGCAACGGTCGATGCGGCAGGGGTGCCCGATACGTAGGAACCACTGGCCACCGATACCCCGTCCAATCCAATCTCCATCTGTGTCCCGGTCGTGTTCAGGGCGAAGGAGACAAAGTGCCAATAGCCCGAGTGCATCAGGTTCGCGGCCGAGACGATCGCCGGGGTTCCGAGCCCGAGCACGGTCATTCTCAGGACGTTTCCGACCTCGAACCAATATCCGTTTGTTGCCCCGTCCTTCTTGATCGGGTATTGATTGGCGACGGTTGCGTCCGTGAGCCGGACCCAACCACAGAGGGAGAACGACCCGGTCAGGTTGTAGTTATTGCCGTACGTGATCGAACCGGATGTGGACGCGGTTCCGGGAAAGAGGGGACAAGGGCCGGAATAGGTCTGGGGTTGGATCGGGAGATCGAGGCTGTGAGAGTCGTCGCGGACGTTCAAGATGACCTGGCCGTCTCCGACCTCGGGGAAGTCGACACCGAGGAGGGCAAAGAGAGGGGTGGAGAGGACGTCTTCCAGGTCGACGCGGGTACCGTTCGACAACCGGCCCACGAGGTAGATATTGATTGGTCGGTTGTCGATCGACACCTCGTGCCAGAGATCGTATCTTCCTTCGTATACCGTTCCGATCAGGTCATTGATGAGTTCGAGTTGGGTGTAGGCGCCAAACGCCTCGGAAGGGCTGAGAGGTTCGATATGTTGGGAGATGGTCAGGTCCGTTGCGAGGAGAGGAGGGATGTAGCCGGCGACGGGGCCGGAGGAAGGATCGATCCAGCCCTGACCTTGCGAGCCTTGGCACACCCATTCGATCGATTCGGTGTTGGAGGAGGAGAGATAGGAGATGGAGACGACGACTTCGATTGCGGCGTTGGGATCGGCGAGGAGATCGGAGAGAGTAGCCATCTGCGGATGTGGACCTTGGATTGCGTCAGCCGAGACCGAGAAATGACAATATTTCTCGGTTCAGATTGTCTCGATCGAATAGGACGACCGAGAAGGTAACGATGTTCCCTGTCCGTTCCGAGATAACTCCCTTGAGGAGTCCGGACTCGGGAAGGACAATGCTCTTCCGCTGGCCGCCGCATGCGAAAGTCTGATATATCAGATCAGCGGAAATCTGCACGCCATCAATCGTTACTATTCCCTTGTCGTTATCTACTTCGATTTCCATTCTCAACCTCCTCCCGATCTCCTGCCGTTATGCTCCACCCAATGTAGCGCCATATCCCACCTGTCCCTCGTATGGTTGTTCCCGTCCGCGAGATAATCCGTCTCTCTCCCCGTCATTCTCCCGATATGCGTCTCCGCTTTCGATCCCACGACCATCCATCTGGGCTTGGTCTGTTCGTCGATGTATCCCTCGGACATGGACAGGTCCGGAACGATCAAGGTCGGCGTGTGCATGATACCGAGGGTATTGACGAGCTTCTCGATCTTCTGGACGGTTTGGCGGGATACGCCGACGATCGACATGTCTGCCTCTAGCCATTCGAGGGAGGACCGAGAGCCGTGGAACGATCCGGAGCGGGTACGGGACGGGGAGGAGTTGGTTTGGGTGGTAAGGTTCCAGCCGTTGATCCCGTTGATCGGGGTGATGATCGCGTCGGAGGCGAGGAAACGGCCGGCGCGGAAACGGCCATCGGCGTCACCTGGATTGATGATCGGTGAGGCGTACCTGACGATTGTCGTCCCGCCGCCAACAAAATTTCTCGTAGTTAGGTTGTACAAATAGAAATCAGACGGTTGGACATGAATCCAATACGTGCCGGTCACAGGGAAATCCAACCTCTGCGCGAAAGAAGTAAGATCCTGACCCGTGTAATCGAGATCTCCCGAATCGTACAGATATCCAGTGTGGTTACAGACAATCTCACAGCCGATGAAATAACAGGCTGTGGTCGTAGATGCTCGCAGCTCCATCACGGCAGTTTGTGACGCAAGGGACGAAGCGTCGAATGTATAGGTGAAGATATATCCGCCGCTTGAATTGGCCACGACGACCCATTCATAGGTCGGTGATGTCAACGAGAGCGAAAGAGAACTCGATTGATAGATGTTTGCTGTAAGAAGTGGAATGAGAGACGGGTTGTTTGCATCCATAACATGGATTCGCACGGTCTGAGTTCCGGCCAGCGCCCGCTCTGTTGCGTATGGGTTCGTCCAAGTCCCGATCAGCGACGTCGCCGAACCGAGACTCGTAGGGGATAGTTTGGTTTCTGCGTACCCGCTCGGTGCTGGATCGTCGGGAGGGTCGATCGGATGCCCCGTGAAATCGGAATCTGATCCGCTGAGATTGGTTTTGGACGTTATGGTGAGCGGGAGTCGGATGCGATCGGCAAGAGAATAGGAATCAATCCGAACTCTGATCTGACTTAGACTATTGCCGTAACCGGAGATATTCGACGTCGGCGCTACTCTATTGATTCCCAGAAGGCCAATGAGTCTGATGTTCTGTGCGGTGACAAACCCCGTCGTCTGGATCCAGATGTTGCTTGCGCGAGAGTTGTAAGCCACCCACGCATCCGACACCAATTCGCTTTGAAGCTTGGATGCCGGAAAATCCGGCAATGCTGATCCGGTCGTCAGCGTCCAGGCCGATGTGTCATCGGTCATGAAGAGCTGTGCTCCGGTCTGCCCGATGAATCGGGATGCGAGACGGAATCCAGAGACGGGGTCGGTCATGGTGTCTATGGGCCTCCGGGTCCTATTATCCCCGGACTGGGCTGTTGGGCGATCAGGTTGTCACAGGGCCGCAGAAGCCGCGATGGCTGTCGTCCGTGCACTGGACGACCTCGCCGGCATCTTTCAATACCTTGAAGCAGGACCAGGCGAAGGTCCCCGGAGTCGGTGTGTAACACCCCGCCGAGCAGGGCACGACGAGCAGCCGACAGTCCGCGCTTGCGGATGTTGCGGTGGGCGTGGAAGAGCCAGGAGCAGGCGGAGGTGTAGACGGAATGCACAGCCCTTGAAAGGACCCGCATCCGATAGCATCCCCGTGATTCTGGATGCTGCTGAAGCACTTCGAGGCGAAGCGCATCGAGTCCCCCGTCTGCGCTGCCGCCACATCGACGGGAAGGCAGGCGAAGCTGCACGTGGGAACGAAGGCCAGGTACTCAGAGTAAGCAGAGCAGTCTGTCGTGTAACCGGTAAGATCGACGACGAAATCGCTCTCGGTCGTGGTGAAGAGAGAGACATCGGCGGGCGAGGTGTAGGAAGGCAGCTTGACAGTGGCGCTGACGACGTTGTTGTTCTCGGCATTGGTCATCAGAAGCGTCACCGCAAATGGCATCGTCGTCGCGAACTGCCAGGTCCGCGCGTACCCAGAACCGGATGGATTGATCGCGTCGAGGCTCAGCAAGGCACCGGTCGCATACTTCGGGATCTCGCATCCGCTCTCCCCGCCTTGCGTAGTCGGCGGTGAATTGCGAACGCGAAAGCTCATGCTGCTGTTCGGACCCAAGCGGGAAGACGACCTGGTATCGAGGATTCGGCAGGGCCGCGGGAGAAGAACCAGGTCGTCCGCGTGAAGAGGGGAGTCGACCGATCCCACCACCATCGAGGTTGATACTACGAGCAACGCCAGAAACACCAACTTACGTGACAACACTTAGGCCATCCTTCCATCCAACGAACAAGGCGGGCTCGATTGCCCGCCTATGCCGTCGTACAAGAGATGAGACACGGGAACGAGGAGAAATGTTTAGCTGCATTCCTTTTAGGACAGGGTCCGGTACGATGCGATCAGTTGCAGTTCGCCGCAGTGCCTGTTGCACTACACGCGCAAGTGTGGGTCGTTCCGTACCCGTTGTCGTCGATGCATGTTGCCGATGACAACAAAGCCGTTGCCTTCGGGTTTCCGTGGCTGCCCGACAGGCAAGTCGCCTGGAAGTGTTGAAGAATATGACTGCTCCCGCTACAGAGCAGGGTGCCGGACACGGCGCAGGCCCCGCCGAAGCAGTCGACATGACCAACCCAAGTGAAGCACGAATCATCATCACAGCTTCTCACCTTGTTGCCGATGGTGCAGGTACCGTCCACCGTGTTGTTACCGGTATTGGTGCAGCCGCCGACCTCGTCTTCGACTGCGTGGTTCGGGGACCAGTATCCGGGACACGAGTTGTCGTAGTCACAGCAGAAGTGAGAGAACGTGCCAAACGCGGGCGATGTGAGAGCTGCGACGAGGATCGGCACGACAGCCAGAACAAGAACAACCTTTCTCATTTTTTTTTCTCCTTTTCTCTTTTCCTTCTCGTTTGTTTTCTCACTATTTCTCCGCCGCCGCCTCTCGAACCACGTGAACCGATCTAGGTGTGCAAGTCCACCCGACTGGTTCTTTACGCCTGCACGATGCGGACGTTTCGAGAAAGGAGAAGCCGCGATCATTGAGACGGCGGCGGAGAAACTTGAATCGTAAGTCTAACTGAAATCCACGTATCGATGAATCCCGACTCGCTACATCCCGGTCCCCTCGGTGCCACCCCCACATGCCCGAACACCTCTCCAGTATAGAACGGTTTCAAGTCATTCGAGAACATGACATAGAACGTCCCGGGAGATGAAGACGAAGCCAAGCGCGAATAATTCCCATCCCACTCGATGCGAGAAGGTGAACAAGATACAGGAAGGTGGAGTTGAACGCGAGTCCAGGTACCGGCCACCGTGGTTTCTGCCTCGGTCGATACATCACCTGCGTTATGGGTTGGATCGGCGAAGTGGACATCAATGGTATCGACTTGTGTCAGGGCCAACCCAGAAGTAAACGTGAAAGCCGCCAAAGTCAGGATACCAATTCTCGCTACCGCATTCCGTCTCATGTTTCTCTCGCTGAAAAAGAGGGCCGTGATCCACCTCGAAGACCGCGGCCCTTTCCGGAGGAGGTTGTCAAACGACGACGCACCACATTATAGACGACTTGGACTTCCACGTTCTACGGAAATCCAGGCAGGACCTTCCGCACGTCGTCGGTGAAGATACCGAGATCGTAGAGTGCCTTGGCCACACCGAGCAGCCCACCATCGGGCATCGCCAACTCGGGAGTACACCCGTGCACCGCTACGATGTCGATATCCGCCAACCTCTGCGTCAGCTCATGCATCTTCTCCGGTCCGATCTTCTGCACCACGACGGGCATCCGGAGCACTTCCGCCATGCTCTCACTCATCGCCCGCGTTCCCTGATTGATGATGATCTTACACGCTGCACCGGCCATGTCTCGTCCTCCTTTTCTCTGACGGAACTTAGAACTTCTTCGGTATCTCGGGCGCGCGAATTCGCGCCTCGATAAGGGAGTTGTGGAGCGCTACAACGTACGCTTCCCAGGTCTGGATATCCGTGCGCAGTGATACCTCTACCTGCATTCGGCGATCAATCTCGTGCCGGGCTTCTTCGATTTCTCCTTCTAGTCTTGCAATGTGTTGATCGGTCCACCAGCCATAACCGACAAGAGCGATCACAGCCAATAATGCAACGACCCCGGGTCCCCAACGATCAATATTTTTCCAGAGCTGTGATTTCATTCAGGTCCTTTCATCGATGCCCGTTCATGCATGATTGATCTGACGATACCCTCGATCTCCGTTTGATTGAGCACAACCCCGTCCCTGTCCTTCTTCATCTTCTCAATCTGGTCCAACACCCTCTGCGCCATGAGCAACTCGTCCATCATGCGCGATTGGCGATCGAGGGTTTTTCGCAATCCATCATAACTACTGGCTACGGTTGCCGCGACCGAGGTATAGGCGGCGGTCGTCTCGGATCGGTGGCGATCGACGAAGTCCATCAAGGTTTTGTCCCGAGCCTGTTGGACACTCGACTGTTGGGTGAAGAGTTTCCATACGACCCCGGTCAGGATCACGATGACGACACCCAGGATGCCGAGGATGCCGAATTGGGTGAACGGAAGAGGATCGACGGGAGTCATTATTTCGTTCCCGTTTCAGGTCCGTCTTCATCCTCGTTTCCCCGTTCACGCTCCCGCATCCGGATACGGCGCAGAACCTCGGCGACGGATAGGAACTCCTGCCGGAGAGAAAAGAGAATGGCAGCAAAACGCAGCGAGCAGAAACTCATCGCGATTTTGTTAATCCCGGTGAGCCAATAAATCTTTCCCCCGATGAAGATCTCCAGGAAGTTGCCGAGGTGGGACATACCGCACAGGAAGACGAACGCGGCTCCAACCGTCCACAGTTCGGGATAAGCTAGGCGCGATAGACCTCCGCGCCGGTACACGTAGAACGCAGTGGTCGATATCATTGCATATGCGGCGAACGTGAGAAGGTCAGATATGCCGTGTAGAGAGATGAGACGCCAGTCCCATTGCCAGCACATGCCGTGGGGATAGAAAGTTCCGGTTATTGGCATTGTCCGCCGCCTCTCCTTTACTTGCTCCGTTTCCCGATCATAGTCCGTATCCGCTCGGCCTGCGCCATCTCCTTGTTCGTCCTCGCCGTAGCCGCGGCATGGTCCTCCATCCTCCGCGCCCTCTTCTCCTGTTTGTCCGCTGCCTTCTTGTGCTCGTCCGTCATCCTGTCGATCGAAGCAGCCAGCTTGCCCATCCCGGCCTCGACACCGGCTTCTCTGCGCCGATCACTCTCCAGTCCGTGTCCACCCTTCCCGCCCCAAGTCATCGACCCGCCAAGAGACCCGATCGAGAGTAGTCTTCCTGTCCTTCCTGTGTCAGTAGCCAAGGGCGACATCAATCCCGCGGTTCTCTGTACTGACGACGGTGACACCCGAAGAGGAATGATCGCCTCCGGTCCCTTCTCCCCCACCAGCGCCAGATGCGGGCGAAGAGCGATCCCACCATCCGCATAGTGCGGCAACCCGCTCAACGCGGCCCAGATCGCATTCGCCACCTGATCGGCCGCGGCGTAGATCGCCGCCTGGGTTTGGGCCGCGTTGGACGCTGCTCCGGCGATCGTGTCATGGGCCGCCTTCTGTACAGCGAGGACTTGTTCGTTGGCCGCGTTACTGAGAACGTTCGCCGACCCGCTCATGACCTCGTTCCAGATCGCGTCGAATCCGGCCCCGCCCCCGAACATCGTCCGGGCGATCTGGAGATAGGCTTGGCGGGCTTGATCGAGTTGTCCGAGAGCGTTCACATCTCCGCCTTGAGCCTGGGCGAGGAGAGTACGGAAATTCGACTGTGCCGAGGCGAGCTGCTGTTGCGGCGACAACCCGCTCAATTGCGGATTGAGCATGAGGGATTGGGTTTGCTGGGTGAACTGGGCGATCCCGTCCTGCCATGCCTTAGCCGCGTTATTCATAGCATCGAGCAGGTTCTGGTCGTAACCGGAATGATTTTCGCCGGCCTGGAATCCAAGAACATGGTAGATGTTTGCAGTGTCGGCCATCTCTTTAGCAGCCTTTTTGGCTGCATCAAAAATCTCCTTCGTCGAGGCATCCCACGCTCCCAACGCCATCAACTGAGCCTGGATCAGGGTGAACTGGAGATCGACCTCCTTCGATTTCAAGTCCTGGATCTTCTGCGCGTACTTGGCGTCGTCCTTGAGATAGCCGAATAACGTGTCCATGATTCCGTTGATCGCGGACGTGCGCTGATACTCCACCCCCTGACTGATCTTGTCCAGGGCGGCCTTGATCTGGTCGGCGTTCCAGCCCACAGCCTGACCGTAAGCCAAGACATTCTGCCTCAAAGTATCGGCTTGGGCATTGATCGCCGCCATGGGGTCGACCAGGCCGTTGAATTGGTTCAGGGCCGCGTCGAGTTGTTGACCGAGGGCGGCCAGTGCCTTACCTTCCAGGGCGTCGACCTGCCACTTGGGCATACCCGTTTTGTCCTGGCCCAGTTGGCGCAACTCGGTGAAGAACTTCTGCACCTCTCTCAACTTAGCCGTGAAGTCCGTCCCGATCCCGGCGTAGGTCCGGGCCTGGTCCAGAAGCGCCTGTTGGAACTTCTTCGTCATCGCCGCGATACCGTCCGCGATCTCCTGTGCAGAGAGGTGAGCGGCCTTGGCGTTTTTCTTGAACTCGTCCAGTTGCTGCTGGAAATCGAAGAATGCTGAGTGCACCGGACCCTTAAGATCGGCAACCAATTTCGCGATCTGTTCACGGAGAGATCGGGCCTGGTCCGCGATCGAATTCCCACCACCTCCCGGCTTTTGTCTCGCCTGTTGCTCGGCCGCGTTCTCGGCTGCGGCTAAGGCATCCGACCACATCGCCGCGAACTCTTCCCATTTATTGAGCGCTATCAATTGAATCTTGATCGCCTCGAACTCGATATCGACCTTCATCTTGGCGTAGGCCGCGGCTTGGGCAGCGTACTTTCCCGACCCTTGCAGATACTTGTACAACTGATCGAACACCGACATCGACACCTGTTCATCGGTGAGAGCTTTCGGGATCTTGGCCAGCTCGTCGGCGTACTTTTGAATCTGGGCTCGGAGATCGGCCCGTTGCTTCTCCCATGCTGCATCGATCGCCGCACTGTCTTCAGCATCCCCGGTTGGTTTCCTCGCCGAATGATCGCCCATACCGGCAAGCTGGGCCACGGCGGCATCGAGCATTTGCTGGAGCTGGGTCGCGACTTGGCCCGAGGTCTTCTGCATCTGGGATTGGAAGCCAGCCAAGGCCGCCAGGAAGTCCGCCGTCGACGTATCTATACCGAGGGCCGAATTTTCAATCCCCTTCACGGTATCGCTGAATTTCTGGGCAATAGACGCCACGGCGTCATTGAGAGCAGAGAGGTCCGAGGCGAACTGCGTCTGGGCCTGGTGGATATCCGAGAAGTACTGTTGAGCCGCGGACGATAACTGTCCGGATATTCCGGGGAGGTTTTGCGTCGCAAGTCTTTGCGCGAACTCTACCTGTTGTTTAAACTCATCGATCGATTTCCCGGCATAGTCCTTGATCGCGGCGACGACGAGCGGATCCAACCCCATCGACGACGAATGCTTCACCGCCTCGATCAACGCATATCCCATCGCGGCGTCGGCGTCTTTGCCGAAGGAGGTGACGACACCATCGACGTATACCTTCCATTCCGTGTTATTGCCCCGTCCTCTGCGCTTGACTCCGATCGAGGAATCCAACGATTGGAATATCCCATCGAACGACGTGAAGAACTGTTGGATGTTGTACGCGAGCTGTTTCCCGCCCGCGATCAACTGGTCCATGTGTGCGCCGCCGCCGGTCGCCGGCATGGACACGTCCAAGCTGTGATTGAGTTCGATCACGTCTTGTTCGGTTTTCTGCATGTGGTCGTTCAATTTGTTGACCGCGACACCGAACGCGGCCAACGCTACAGCCCATGCAGCTACCATCCCGACAGCTCCGCCTGCACCCGAGCCGGTAAAGAGTGCACCCATGCCGCCGCTTGATCCGGCAGTTGACCCAGCTCCTGTCCACTGTGACCAGGCGTACGACGAAGCGATGTTCGTCACGGCCCCGGAAGCATCCACCCCCTCTCCTCCTCCACCACCCGCCCCTACCGCGGCCGATGCCGCTTTCGCCGCTACCTGTGTTGCGATCCATCGGGCCAACCACTGCGCCATCGCCTGGAACCAGGTCTGGAGCCACTCCTTGACGATGGACGATAGGACAGAGCGGAAAGAGTCCCGGAGAGCGCCGAACACCTCCTCGTAACTGGTCTTTCCCGTCTTGACGAAGTTGTCGAAGACCGACGAGAGATTGGTCGCGAGAGAGTCGGCCAGCTCCTTGTACCGGCGCTCATTGATCTCGACCTGGGCCTGGATCTCATGGAGCTTGTTGATTTCGTCCTGGTCCAACTCCAATTTCTGTCGCATATTGGCAAGCTGGATTGGAGTGGCACCCTTCTCTTGTTCGGCCAATAGCCGTTCTTCGATCGCGCGCTGTTGGGATGCACGGGACAGGAGACCGTATTGCTGAAGGATGGCAGCGACCCCGGCCCCGTATTGTGTTGCTGCGTCTCTCGCCGCCTGCCAATCTTGCGCATCGGACCTCGCACCCCGTACCTGTTCTTCGGCTTGGTTGAGCGCGAGCTGGATCGAGAGGCGGGATTTGGCGAGATCCTCTTCCTTTGTTTCGCGATCTATCCGGTCCTCAATATCCTTGATCTCTTGTGCGCTTAGATCGTGCTTCTGCTTTCCCAGCTCAATCTCCACCTTGCGCTTGATGTTGGCCGCCTCGGTATAGATCGCAGTGTGGTTGATCGCGTCGTTCAATGCGGCTTGGATGGGAAGCAGTCTCTGCTCTTGCTCGGTCATCTTGTCGATTGAGACCGTATCGATTTTGATGCCGAATTGTTCATTGATCCGCTTCAGGAGTTCTTCGTGAGCGATGCCGAGCAACTTCTCTGCCTCTATCCACGCTTTGACCCTGGTCTGTGCGTTTTCTGCACCTCTGACGTACAGCTCGATCGCGTCGAGATCGGCTTGGGTTGCCTTGGTCTTGGCCTTGTGTGCCTCTTCGAGATATTTCGTTTGCTCAGTAAGGACCTTTGCCCGGATGCGCTCCTCTTCGTACGCCGCTGCTCCGAGTTTTGCTGCTTCGGCTTCTTTGATCCCGGAGTCATACGCGTTCTTGAGCGACGTCATCAGGTTGTGCATCGCATCAGATGCGGCCTTGCCTAGGTTCTCGTCGGAATTGGCCGCATCGGCCGCGGCCTTGACGTGTTCCTTCAATCGATCGTTCAAATTTCCGATGATATTGCGGAGGTTGGTTGCCTCCTCGGCCGCTTGCCGCGCCTTCTCGATATTCTCCGGTTTCAAGATTCCCGAGTCTTCGCGATACCCGGCCTCGGACGGAGGAGTCGTCCTTCTCAATTGCGCGGCCTCCTGTTCCAAAGCCGCGGCCCTTGCCTCCATCGCCTTGATCTCACTTTGTGCCGCTTCGATCGCCGCCGTCCCGAGCTTTCCATATTCTTGTCTGAGATCAACGACGTGCTGCATCGAATCCGTGGCGGCCCTGTCGAGACGATCAAAATTGAAATCCTCTATCTTCGTTCTCACTCCGGTCAGATCGGAAGAAAGCTCGGTAAGGTTCTCGGCAATCTCCATCCACCCGTTTCTCCAGATCGCCATTTGCTCTGTCAACCATCCGATACCTTTCCCGAGTAGCCCAACGACTTCCAGAATTGACTTCAACACCATCCACGTTTCTTTCAGAGCTGGAGATAGCGCCTTCACCGTCTCGTACAGTCCGCTCACGACATCGGCAAGTTCACGGCCGAGTTTCCCGATCTCTTGCTGTCCTTCTGCTGACTGTGCCCAAGCAATGTAGTCTTCAGCGATTCGGCGGATGGCCGGCGACATCTGCTCGGCAATGATCCTGGTCAACCCCTGCGTCTCGCTTTTCGCCGCCTCCAATGCCCCGCCCAATGTATTCCTGTACGCTTCGGCCGATCCACCAACCGATTTCTGCAACAGGTTGTGGATCATGATCTGGGCTTCGATCGCGTGCCCCGTATCGAATAGTCCCTTGATCGTTTTCTGCTGCTCGTCCGTGAGGATGATGCCGACCCTTTTCGCGTTCGCCATGAACCCTTCATACAGCTTGCCCGTAATCAGCACAGCCTGGTCCAGGCTCATATGCCGACGAACGCTTATATCGATCGCGTCGTTCAACGCGTTATAGAACTGTCCTCCCTTGATCCGGGTAAAGGTCAACAGTACGGATTCGGCACTCGCGACCAATTGCTGATTCTTTCCGGTCGCGTGCTGGATCTGGAGCGCCATATCCATCAGCTCTTGCGCCGAGTACCCTGCCGCTCTCCCGGTCGATATGACACCGGCCGAGAGTTGCGACATGGCACCCTCGATTCCAGCCCCGGCCTCGACGATCTCGCTGATTCCCCTCTTGACCAGGGAGATGGATGCGTACAACGCCATGATCTGAGAAAAGGCTGCACCAATACCGGTGATCACACCGGAGACAGAGAATCCACCTGCTCCACCCGCACCACCAACACCCAGTCCCCCTGCCATCTCCGCCTTCAAAACCGCGATCTGTTCGTTGTACGCGATCTGCTGCCGGATCAGGTTGGCGATCTGTTGCCCGGCTTCGGACTCCGCGGCCACTCCTGCCCGGACCTGGGCGACCAGGATTTGCTGCGCCGTGGCCGCCTCCCTGGTCGATGCCGCATAGACACGTAATCCCGCTTCCCCGCCCTTGAGCGCTGTGACCTGTTCACCGAGTTTCGTGTTGGCCGCTCCCAGATCCGCGATCATCTTGTTGGACTTGGTCGTGTCCGCCATCTGGTTCTGGAGCTTGGCAGCGGCTTCTTGGGTGCGGCGGAGGGCAGCCTCGACCTGGACCTGAGCCTTCTCCACTTTGGCGCCCGAAGCCGCCGCCGATCCACCAATCGAATCAAACGCGGCCCTGACTTCGGGTTCGCCGAGTGCGTTGACCAGGATCTCGACCAGGAATTTCGCCACGGTGCAGTTATCCTCTCGGAGGTCGGGTCTACTTGCCCTGTTTCGGGGGCGGATACAACTCGTTGTGAATCCTTCCCATCTCGCTCTCCAGGACCATGAACAGATACATGGCCGCCTCTACCTCACCTTCATCATGCGACCATCCATTCGACCGTTGTTCAACCCACGACCTTCTCTCGCCCGTCAACGTCGTCCCGTTCATGTCCCGGCCCAGTCCAATCCAACCATAATAAAGATCAGATACCGGTCCAGGCCAGGGACGGACAGGTTCGGGGCCGCCGAAACTCCGCCACAGTCTCAACCTGATCTCGTGATCCGGCTTTCCTTCCATGTCCGGCGGTGGCGGGAACTTATCGATCTTCTCCAGCAACGTCATTCCACCGTCAACCGGCCTCTTGTACCGTCCCCAGATCAGTTGGTCAAATCTGAGGACGGATCGGAGTTTTTTCCGGCCTCCTCCATCACCTTGGCCCGGAAGTTGTCACGGTTGTTGGCGGCAGCGAAGATGATGCGGAGATATGCCTCGCCCATGGTCAAGTTCGGAGTGAAGACGGTTCCGAGTTCTTTCTTTTCGTCGTTCCAGGAAGGAGAGTAGAGTGCCGGGATTCCCTTGACGATGTCCGAGAGCGGTCCGTCTTCCTCGATCGGGGTTTCGTTTGCGAAGAGATCGGCGACGTTATCGGGAGTGAAGTCGACCATGACCTCTCGCGTGTTCCCGTTCTCGTCCTCTTCCTCACCGGGCATGTTGGACCAGGAAAGGAGAAGGTTAGTCGCGTCGGCCACTCGCTTGACGCGATTGCGCCGGAAATACTCGCTTGCCCTTACCTTGCCGCTTTCGATCGCCCTCTTGACTGTCTCCTTGCTCGCCATCATGAACCCGGCCGAGGAAGTGAGGCGGTCGATGATGGGAAGGAGCCTGGTCACGCCGGTCTCGGTGCTCTTTCTCAGATCGTCCACGATCGTCTGTTCTTCTCCCGTGAGAACGTTCACGAGGGAGTCGCCGGACAGTGCCATTTCGATTTCCAACTGCGCCATCGGATCGGTGTCGATGTACGCCTCGGATAGTTGCCGGAACCGTTCAGATCCAGATCGGAGAACGGTGAATGACGCACCCGTGCCGAACGGGTCCTGGAACGTATATGAATCGCGGAAGACGCCGAGTTTCGAGGCTAGTTTGAATCGTGCATGGTTCATGAGAGAGACGAATCCTTTCTGGTCAATAGATCTTGATCGATAGATGGATCGAGAAACCGGACAGGTCAGGAAGTCTAGACGTTTTTCTCCCGTCCGGTTTTTGTCTTGCCTACGACGTCGCCCCCACCGGAACCCCGCTTGCGAGGACGAAGGAAATCGTCTTCTCAAGGTGGGATCCGACCGCACCGCCGGCATCGAGATTGCCGAACGTACATGTCGCCGTCCACACCTCATTCCCGGCGGAAGGAGTCGCACCGTGCAGTGCGGCAACAACAGTGAACGTGGTCCCGAACAGCGGAGTCAGAGTTCGGTGGACCTTGCCCGCCGCAAAGTCCTCAGTGAACTTCACGTCGATCATGAAGTCGACCGGACCGAGCAAGCGTTGGTTATAGACGACGGTGCCGCCGACGTTCGAGGTGACGAAGGTCTGGAGCTGACCTTGGCGTTTGATCGTCAGCTCCTCGATGCGGTCGGAGAGGTCGACGCTGTTGACCAGGATATAGGGGCCGATCAGGGTTTCGGATGCCATGGACTGGGTTCTCCTCTGTTCTGGGTTGGTGGTTGTCTTCTATGTCAAATCAATCGGCCGGTATTGGCCCGCGTTTTCTTCGACTTATCTCACTCCCTCACACAGCCGCACCATGAAAGACGGCGTCGTCCCGCTCACGGTCCACTTGTACCGGCCGTGAGTGTCCGTCGTATCTCCGGTATCGACCACCCTCTGTACCCCGGCCGCGGTGAAATTCGTGAAGGTGACCCGGGTCACAGCGTCCGAATAATCGCCGATCGCGGACGTCTCATAGGTCAGGGATAGAGTAGGCGTCGACGTTCCCCCGACCGTGATCACGTGAGCGTGGAGCGTTCTCGACTTCCCGGCGCTCACCGTTCCTGTCGTTTGACTCGTCGAGTTATTGCTTGCCGTGATCGAACCGAACAAGTACACCGTCCCCGCACACACCGGGCCATCCGACTCGATGTCCGCAGAGAAAGGAACCGGCATACCGACCGCTCCGCCCGTCGACGTGCTCGCTTCCTTGGCCTGGTACATGAGGCAGGTGTCACCGGGATCACGCCCGTCTCCCTTGGTAACGATCACGGTCACGGTTGCGAACAAGGCATCGATCGCGGTCGCGGTTGCTTGATCGAGATACCCGGAGATGGAGAGTTTGGCATCCTCGGCCCCGGCCAGGCGCTTCTTGTAGACGATGGCCTGGGTCGGGAGAGTCGGATCCGGGAAGGTGGTGCATTCGTTCAGCGCGACCTGACGTTGCGAGGCAAAGTTCGACACCTGCCCGGTGATGTCGTACTGAGAAAGGCAGGCCCATTCGTTGATTGAAGTGAGAGAGGCCATGGGTCAGCTCGCCGCCTTTCTCGGAGATGGTCCGCGAGAGGGCAGCTCTGCGGTCGACGGCGAGGAACCGGTCAACTTCAACTCCTCGACCTCCTTCACCTTATCCGTCTTCAACTCCTCGACCAACTCGAACCCGTTCTCCTGCATCCACTGAGCGCGAAGAGGATCGACCCGCACCACAGTGCCGATCGCATTCCCGCACCACTCCTTTGCCAACTTGATCTCGACTAATGCCATCGGCGACCCTCCTTTTCTTGATCGGTGCTGATCGGTTCTCTGTCTAGTGCTCTATCGTCCACACGACGAACTTTGCCGGGTTGACGTTTGGATCTCCAATATCCGGCCGCGCAAAAGTCTTTGCCATCGGCTCAACCTGTTCATTCGGGAACGACGCCAGCACAAACCCCTCGATCTCGTCGTATAAATCCGACCATAGACCGGTCGGCGCAATCCGCCTGAACTCGACCCGGATCTCCATCCCGAACCAGGCCGGCTTCGTTTCTCCCTCATCCGTAGCGCCCGGCGTCGCCCCTCCATACCACCAAGACGAACCATCGACCAATTGCCGGGTGAGATTGTCGGCCTGGACATCTATCCGGTTCAAATCCCCGTTCTCACCGTAGATCGTCAATCTTGCGGCCTCGACCTGGACCCAACGTTGCAGATAGATGTGCGCCTTGACGATGCGCTCTCTGGATCTGCCGTTACCGCCGCCGACCTTGACCTCTACGGACATACGGATCAACCCTCCATTGCCTCAAATTCAGCGGCCAACCCGGCCAACTTCACAACCTCTTCCCAGTTCTTCCTCAACCTCGTGATCGCCGGCTGCGTGAAACCTTCAGGCACCTTGTCCGAACCCAGCATCCTCTGGAACGGTTTCGACTTCCCCTTCATCGTTTTCTTCGTGAACATCTTCGATTTGATCCGGCCAATGTCGATAAAGACCGCAGCCTCGTTCGTCCACCCAATCGATCGACCGCGACTCGGGGTCGATTCAATCGTTCTCGATCCCCTCAATGCGCCGGTCAGAACAGGTTCGTCGATATAAGCGGCGAGGGTGTTGACCGAAACCTCTTCCAGCTTCTGTCCGAGGAGAATGACCTTCTTCTGAAGCTCCTCGGGAAAGGACTCAGCAAATTGACGGAGGGTCTTGGCACTCATGATCAGTTGCCCGGATATGGGTCAGTTGCCCAGGTACAAGTGGTAGTACCCGGCTCCGTTTGTCTCGACGATCACAGCCTTCAACACCGGCTTCCCATCCAACAAATCACCCATCTCCGGGGCTGGGTAATGATCGCTCACGGGAATGACTTTCTGCTGCGCTGCGTTATCGACCAGGAGTTTCTGCGTCAAGTCGACTGGGAATTCGATCACCGGACATCCGGAGTAGTCGATGTGGTTCGAGGTGAAGACGACGGACGTCCCGGCCGCGATAGAGACAATCGTCGCTGGAACGAAAACGATATGTATCAAGCCGGAGTTGTCCGTTTTCGCTGCCGAGTAAACGGCGTATTCTGTACCGGTGCCGCCGAACTTGAATCGAGTCCCTACAACAACCGATCCGATCAATTTCCCGGCTCCAGCCCGGACGTCCACCGATAGACCTCCGATCGATACGTCCGATGCAACGACCAAAGTCAATTCCTTGGCACTCGACGTCAGAGAGTTCATCTTCCTCAACGTCGCCGTCCTGTCCGTCTGCGTCGCGATCGACTGTCGCAGCCACATCGACGCCATGGAATTCATTGTCATGAATCCACCGCCATGGAGTTCATCACCATGATCATGCAACCCCCACTACACCAAGCTCAGCCCGCCACCTTCTCAAACCCGTAAGCGTCGCCGTCGACAGCTCGGCATCAGAGAACTCCGGTTTCCACTCCTCTCTCACGCCGCCTACACCAAGACCGCCGGCGAACCTTAGTGACATCCCCGCCGGCCGGAATCGATTCGTGTACGCTCGGAGAATCTCGACATAGCACCATTGCGAGACGACCATTGGAAGCTCGGTTGCCGCTCTCACTGTCCAAGTGATAGTTGACGGTCCAGTCCCGTCCGTGATCGTCGTTCCAGCGTCGGATATATCCGGTAGCCATGAGGGTTCAGTCGCACCGCTCGTCCCCGCCACCGTACATTCAAACCTCGTGATATACGGTGTCGTCGCGCGAACAAACTGTCCGACCTTGTACTGAGTCGCCGCCGACCACGTCGATACATCATTCGGGAGCAAGAATCCGGCGACGTATTGATCAACGATGTTCATCCCCGGATGAGAACCGAAATTGACCCATCCGAGCGGCCTGTACACCTGTCCTACCTGTGCGTCTTCGAGAACCCAATGAGTCCAATCGTCATCGTCGCGGCCGGTAGACTCGACCAGGTCCTCGCCATTGAGTGAGATGGATAGGGTTCCAGGTTCGATAGGGACGCGGAGGAGATTTCTTCTACTTCCCCGATCGCCATATATTCCACCACCACCGGAGAGGTAGAGAAGGCCATAATTCCCGTACGATGCTTGTTCGTACGTCTGTCTCCCCGGGTGGACACCCAGGAACTCGATCATCGCCGACGAAGCAGACGGGATCAAGTCGAGCGTGAACAGATCGAGCGTCGCCTGGTCCATCGGTTGCAACATGTATCGTTGCACCTGGGCCAAAGAGATCAAGTCAGATGATCTCGGCGGGACAATCGTTCGGAGGCCGGAAGTCATATCGTTTTGATCTTGATCGTTCGTTCTTGATTGTTGCGAGCGAAGCCGGGAGTGTTTTGTTGCCCACCCCCGGCCCGTGTTTTTAGCCGTAGCTCCCCGTCACAAGTTGGCTGGACACCACGGCCCTTCCTGCGACCGCTACCGCCACATAGAACCCGGTCTTGGCCGTATCCGTGATCTCCAAGACAAAGGTTCCATCGGCCTTCGTCTGGACCCGGAGCGCCTTCTTGGCTGTATGGGTCGCGTACACCGCCCCTCCCCCGCTCGCCGCCGTCACCGTCCCACTCGCCGTCGTCCCGGTCAACCCCGCCCCCGTTGACGCATCGGATAGCCACAGGTCGATGTTGTGGACAGCGGCAATGGCGGTTCCGAATGAGTCGACCACGGTCACGGTCACGTCGCAGATGTTGGCCGATCCTGCCGCGACCGAGAACGTTGCCGATGCTGCAACCGCGTTTCCGTTGACGGTCATCTGGCCTTGGATGTCCAAGATCGACCCAGGCATCAGCGTGATCAGGGAGCCCGAGTGTGAGTAATAGAATCCGTTCGGCATGGTGGATTTCCTCCTTTTCCCTTGGACGGATTCTTAGGTGATGGTCTGGGAGACGGCGGTTTCGTGCGCGACCGGGAAGCGTGCGTTGAATCCCCGCAGCTCGACAGCGATCAGGGCGGCGGCGGTGGCGGGGGTGGTCAAAACCCGCGCATAGACGAACCCGTTGTTCACGTCGAAGTCCTGTTGCGCCACGTTGATGATGCAGCGTTTTCCAGAGTCGCCACCGGCCTGGGTCAGTTGGGTGACCGCTTTCCCGGTAACGTCCTTCGCGCCCGTGCCGGAGCTATCCGTAGCTTGCTGCACTTTGCAGTCGACCGTCCCATTGGTCGCGATCACGCCGACGTTGAGGACGGCTTCGAGCTGCTCATACCCGGTGATCCGGACCCAGGGAGTCCCGGTCGCCACTGTCGCGCTGACCGGAGCAACCGATGCAAGCTCCGCCACTCGGGATGAGGGCGGGATCATTTCCAAGCCCATATGAACTCTCCTTTCTCTATTTCAGGTGGTCTAGTCGTTCAATCGATCCCGTTACGACCTGGTCGCGAGCTGGACGAAGTGGCTCTGGGTGTCGCCGCCGTTTGCCGAGGTGACAGGGGCAGACAGGTAGGGCGCGCCACCGACCCTACTAATAAATCTCCACGCGACGATGTCGTAATCAAAATAGAGGTGGATCGAGGCATCCATCCTGGTCCCCGACGAGTGAACGAACAACGCAACCCCGTTCGTGTCGACGAGCGAGATGTCACCCTGGGTGCCGACCCCCTTCGCGTGCTGCGTGAACACGAGCGGATAGGTGAAGAGCGTTCCCTGCGTCGGATATTCGACCAACGGCTTGTCCCGCGGCAACCAGGCCGGCTCGGTGCCGATCCGGAGCTGGGCGAGTTGTGGAATGGTTGATCTGTGTGCGAACCAGATGACCCTGGACCCCGGCCCCTCGATCACGCGGGCCAGCATCTTGGTCAAGTTCTCGGAGTAGATCGTCCCCGCTGCCTGCTTTCCCTCGGCTGTTATCACCACGCGCCCGTTGTAGGAGGCGTCTTCATATCCGAGAGGCTTCGCCAGCCCATCGCCGCGGATGATCGCCTCGGACAGAGCCCAAGACATCGCCTCGGGAAGCTTCTCGTTGATGCGGGAGGTCACGAGAGGAGCATCCGACAACATCTCGTTGGTCACGAACACCATCGCCCCGATTTTGTGGAGCTGGATCTGGCGCGGCTTGGTAACGAGAGAGTTCCCCGTGAGCTGCTTGCCTTCCCCAACCCAGTAGACCTTGATACCCGCCGCAGACCAAGGAGTCGTCTCATCCGCTGCGAACGTCACGTACGGGCTCGACGTCGTCTCTGGCCGGAAATAGGTCATGAGATCGTTGGCTTCATATGCCGGCTTCCAGATCAGGGGACGGAAATCCGGGGGGATCATCAGCCCGTCTTCGGATTGGGTCTCATGGATGAGGGGAGTAGGGGCCGCTGCGGAGAATCCGGCCTCGGACAGGGCTGCACGCTCTTGGGCGAGGAATCGATCGGTCTCTTCGATAACAACCCGCATCTTTTCGTCAATCGCCGACCAGCCACCTTGGTTGCGCCCGGTCCGAACGCCTTGATAGTGGCGTTGGGCGATGGCGAAGTCGCCAATGGACCGGAAACCACGGGCCGGATCGACTGCCGCACCGGGCGTGACCGTGATCGAGGAGGAGCCGACAGTGCCGGGGATAGACGCGGTAGAGGCACCAGGTCCGGCAACGGAAGCGACGACGCCGGAAGCACCGGAATTGCCACCCGGTGCACTACTGCCTGGTGTGGTGGTCGTCGAACTCCGCTGTAGATCGAGCACGGCCCGGATCGAAGCGACGTTCGCCCTGGCCTCCCGGATCGATGCAGCGTGGGCATCGAGTTGTGCAGAGGTGACGGTGCTCCCCTCCTTCTCGTAATCGGCAAGGAGGGTTGCGCTCTGGGTTTCGAGCGCGGAGAGTCGGCTTTCGGCCGTGGTCAACGGTGATGCCATCGATCTGTGCTCCACTGGGAGAGGCGGCGACCGATCGCGATATACGGCATGGGACGATCGGATGATACAGCCGCACGGTGCTCCCCGGTTGTGGGGAGGGATCGACTGGACGGGAGAGCAGAGAAGGGTTAGAGCCTGAACGGGGAAAGTCCGCCGCGCGACACACACCCTTTTTTCTTCCCTTTGTCGATTCATCCCCGGATTTGGGGTCTACGACTCGGGAGATTCAGAGTTGCACCGGCGGCAAACGGCCGGAGAGGACCACCGTCTATACGGATGGCGCTCGGGATTCAACCTACTCGTCGAGGAGGGATCGTAGCACGGAATAACGAAGGATAGGATGCGTCTTTGGAAGAAGGGAAAGGGTCTTTCTCTCTCTTTCTGGTCCCCCGGGTCTTCCACTCGCCCTTCACACTTCGCCGCCGGGACGGGACGCTCTCCACTTCGAGCCGGACCAGAAAGAGGGAAAGCTACAGTATCACGTTCTCGGAATCGCCAGGGCCTGCCTCGCCCCCGCCAACGCAGCCCGCACCACCAGATCCGCCTTGCTTCCCGGCTTGATGACGGCGCCGTGATCCGCAGCCGACGTCCCGATGTACGGCTCGACCAGGTCCATCACGATCCCGAAGTAGAACTGCTTTCTGGGATCATCGATGCCTGCGAAGAGAAGGGCCTGGAGCGCATCGTAGGATCCGTTTCCCGCCGTGAGCAGCGCCTCGGCCTTCTGGACCTTCTCCATCGTCGACGCAACACGGTCCGGATGATCGTGGAGATATTGGTCGACAGCGGTGAACCCGGCGACTTTTGCGGCGACGAGATCGGTGTTGACCGGGGTGCCGCCGCTGTTTCCCGAACAAGCGGTGAAGATCAGCACGTAGCCGGAGAGTAGAAACGAAACAACAACGAGATAGTTTGCGGATAGGCGCTTCATCCTTGTTTCTCCTTTTTTGTTGGCCGATCGAGAGAGGGTTTAATCAGACGTCATACCGTCGTCTACCTCAGCCGGCCACGGTCGAATGCCGTGCGAGATCGTCATTTCCCCACCGGAGATAAACTTCGACCTGCGGAGTGCTGTACGCTGTCGCCATCGCCGTCGACAGACGAAGATGGATCTCGTCTCCCTCAGCTACAGCGAACGGTCCAATAGGGTCGTACGACGGAACCATGATCGGCCCGTCGCCGTCGAGCTTTTCGACGATCGGATCGGGTATCGTCGCCCCCGCCCCGAAGCGGACATGCACCGGAACCGGCAAGTTCGATCCGATCGAGACGCATGAAGCGCCGGCCGGGATGTTGATTACCCGTTCGACGCCGGAATTGCAGATGACCAGGTAGTTATAGGTTGCTTCGGCAAATCGGTTGGTTACGCTCATCGACTGATCTCCTTGTTGTTATCGTTATTGTTTTTGTTCTCGTATCTACGTCTCTATGCTGCGTTTCTACGCCGTGTGTATCCGGAACTTCGCAGCGGCCAAAGCACGGTCGTCCGGATTCTCCGACTGGGCACCGGTTGTCGCCGCATTCTTCTTTCCTCCTCCAATTCTCACAACCATCGCATCGATCTCGGCCTGGACCGTGTTTATCCGATCGACCATGCCCAACTCCAACGCCATCGGCGCCGTAGCCATCCTTCCTTTCAACCAATCCGATTGGACTACGGACTTCTTCACCCCTCTTCCCCGCGCCAACGCCCCCGTGAACATGTTGTAGAACTCATCGCTCTGTTTTTGAGCCCACGCGATCGACTCTTCGTCAGGCATCCCGGCATGGGGATCTCCTTCGTTCTTATATCCGCCTTTCGGGCTCGTGACCGGAAAATATTTGATCCCCTCTTTCTCATCCGCCCCGGTCACATCTTTGAACATCGACCTCACTCCAATACTCCCCACCATCCCGGTTGGACAACAAACCAGTTCACCGAACTGCGCTCCAAGCCAAAACGCGGCCGAGGCACAACTTCCGATGATGATCGCGACGTCCGGTTTCGTGCCATTTGCGCGATGGACCGCGGGAACCGATCTCAATGCATAGATCTCATCGGCGGTCTCGGCCGTCTGGACAACGTTCCCGCCCGGGGAATCAATAAGCGTGAACGTGGCGCCGACATTGGGATCGAGCCGGGCTGATTTGTATCTCGCCAGCCAAGAATCCAGCGTGCACCCCTCTTGCGACATGTCCGCCACCATGCCGGCACGTGGACTGATAATTCCGTACAGAGACATGACCGAGATGATCAATCCCCCGCCACCACTCTGGTTTGTCGACGGCATCGAATAATTGCCCGATGACCGATCGCTCCGAGCTGCATTGATCGCGGCATCCTTTTCTTCTCGCGCAGTGAACACACCACCGTTGGTTGCCCGCGTGACCAGGAACGAGCGCAGGGTTTCATACATGGAAGGTTCGATCGCCCAGAACTGGGAGTCGAACCAGGAAAGAAGTCCAGAGGAGATACCGGACCCGGCGTTGTTGTTCATCGTTGCTCTCCTATTCCTAACTGTATGAGCCGTCTCACCGCGGCATCGTCCTTCTGCCACGATTCGATTGCGGCCTCGACCCCGAGATCCTTGATTGCGAGTGCGTGTTCGGTGCAGTATATTCTCGCCGCTTCTATGCCCATGTCCAATCGCTCGTTCACGGTCATGGCGTGGGAGAAATAGAACTGTGCCAGGTCGGATGCCTTCCTGGCGCTTTTGGTCAAGAGGTTGATCTCGGCCTTGACGATGGCCCGGGCGGATTGTTCGAAGAGTCGGTGGAGACGGGCGGTAATCATGTCGATAGCCGTCGAATCAATAATCGGATCGTCCACAACCACCCTCGCCGCGTCCAATCCCGTCTTCGGCTTCTTATCTTTCTTTTTCTTGTCCCCCGGATTCCCCGGCCGGGGAACGCTCGAATCTCCCCCTTCACTTCCACCAATTGCTCCTCCTCCATTGCTCAAATTCCCTGATCTACTCGCTACGGCCCCGGCACCGTTCGGCAACGGATTCCATCCATGATCCTTTCTCACTTCATCAACCGACCGGATACCGTTCATGGTATAGATCGAATCGACCTGTGCCTGGACAAGCGCATCTCCTTCCTCATACCGGCTCAAATCCATTCTCACAACCACATCGTCTTCCGTGACAAGGTGCTGCCAGATCGCATTTTCCCAGAGTTTTCCTTTCGGCCCCACCGAAAAATCGAGAAACTCCCTCGTGGCCTGTTCACGTCCGGCGAAAGGAGGAGGCGGACCAGCGTCGATTTGATAGGCAAACACCCCAAAGAATCGCGCAAGCTCTACACCCTGACTCTTCCAGGCATCGACCAGGAGCGCGTCCTTTGGAGACCATGAAGTCTTGGCAACATCCATCCCTTCTTCCAGTACGAGCGCTTTGTGCGCATTCCGCGCTCCCCCGACTCTCCCCTGGATATCTTTTTTGAATCGCTCCAGGGATTTATCGCTCATCGTGGCCGGGTGTTTGAACACGATCGAAGGCGACGCCCCTCGATCATAGAACGTCCCCCGGAACGTCTGCTGGGCCAACCAAGTAGCTACTGCCTCCCTCGACCTTCTCAACGTATTCTCCGGGATCATCCGGTGCGTACCGAACCCCTCCAAGGCAAACACTTCATCCTGAAGAAACGGTTGACGACCCTTGACCTCGTATCTCTTAGTCCCGTCCGATAATAGATCAATCCGGGTGATGTCGTCGGCCTCGATCGGCCACAGCTCCATCCTTCTCTCGCCCTTCGCTCTCGTCCACCGGATCTCGCTTAATCCAATCCCCCATAGATCGCACTGGGCTTCCGTCCACATACGCCAATGGAGAGCGGTCTGCCATGGATTGGCCATGCCGCGGTCGGTAGAGAGGAGCTTCAGGAGAGGGTATTTCGGAAGAGAGACAAGTGTGTCGTCGTCCTCTATCCGGCTGAACGTGATTGGTACGGTACCAAATATCCCGGCCCAGAGCTGGATCGACCGGAAGACACACGACACGCCAATTGAGTCGTCCGGGCGGATAAACATCCCGGTCGTGGAGGGACCGTACTGACCACCGTAGTATTCACGGTATCCGCCTGATGGCCGCCAAGCATTTTCGTCGTCGGGGTTGTGAGGGAAGATGCCGGCAGGGGCGTCGGCGGAGAAGCCGAAGAAGAAGTCGAGAGCGTTGGGTTTGCTCACCGGGAGAGGACCTCGATCTCAGACTGTTCCGGTCCAGACAAGAAGTCTTGATTGGTGTTGGGGTCGGCCTCGCAACCTGCCGCATGCTCCCAACACCACTCTCCGCATTCCTGACAGTGGTAGCAACGCGCGCTGCCACAAGTGCGGCAAATCAACTCAAGCCGAGTCTCCTCCATCTCGTCTTCCTCGTCCATCCTTCCTCCTCTCGATCTCCATCATCCACAGTCTCAGCCCTATTGTCACGACGCTGAAGAGGACCAGCCCCACCGCTACCCCAAACTGGTTTGCCTCACCAACCGATCTCCAGGCCCGAATACAGACTGCGCGGGCGATCATACCACCACCGAGGGATAGAAGGAGAACGGGGAAGGGCAAGGAGCGGGTGATGGTGGCGATGAGGAGGAGGATGGAGCCGTAGAGGGCGCGGAGAGGGCGTCCCGTACGCCACCAGAGAAGAGTCTTGCGCCAACAGATACCGAGTCGGGCAAGGGGACGATAGAAGAGAAGACGGGAGAGGATCAAGCGCGGTCTCCTTTATTACGCGCATAGAGGTAATCAAATGCAGCTTGCCTAAACGAGCAGTCTCTAGCAGTGGCGAATCCAGCCACCGCCCGTACCTCCATACGCATGAGGAATCTCCGCCACACCCAGATCTCATCCGGACTATAAAGATACTCGATCGCTAGAGCGTCCACCTCCGAAGCGGTCAACCAGATCGAATTTTCTTTGGTCGGACCGATAATGGGCAGAAGCGATTCTTGCGTATATTCTTTGACCGATAATTCGGGTTTTCTGACCGGCAATCCGGACGCAGAACATTTCCCTGTGGATGGCATCGCTGTTCCACTATCGAGCATAACGTCGAGCATTCTTGCCCGCCCCAACAATTCGTCCACCGTACAATCTTCCGGTCTTGACCAAAAGACGGACAAACCCCTCGATTCCGTGTTGAACTGTACGGCTGCTCGCAGATTGTACGTCTTTACCCATTCGTCGACAGTTTGTCGAGTGTGGTTGGGATCCGCGAAGAAAAAAGTCCTGTAAAACATTCGCTCACCTCAAGTCTCTCAGTAGTACGCATCCTCGATAACTATAACTCCCCTCTCCGCATAATGATCACTCCCTCCGCTTTCATCTCCCTTGTTCAGCGTCATCATGATTCCCATCGCGTTCGCCATCGCAACCGGGCCATCTACCTTCTCACTGCTTCTCTTTTTATCGATCAGCCCGAGCCCCCCTATATCCATCAATAGTTGTACGTTCCTCATCATCCATCTCATGATCGGGTTCTTTCCGTGGCGCAACAACCTTGCCCGGACTCTCCTCTCGATCTCGGCAACTGGTGCGCCCATGCGGTAATGTGTCTGGGCAAAGTCCAGCATGTTGAACCCGTCGTTGGTCAGGGTAGTGATTATCTGGTGGGCGAAGGTCCGGTCATATCCGATCGCCTGGATCAGGTAGCGACGGGATAGCTTGTCCAGAATGAAATCCCGGATCGGGGTAGGGTCGAACACCTCTCCTGGAGTGACGATGACATCGCCGTTCTCTCTCCATGTGTACAGGATCGGATTCTTCGCCGCCCTCTCGTTGAACGTTGCTTCATCAATCCAGAAATACTCGATCACGGTATAGGTCTGGGAATCCGGATTTTTATTGGATTGATCATCAGGAAAGAGCAAGACCATGGACGACCAGTCATTGGATCTGGCCAAGTCCAGGCCGCCGTAACACCTCCTCCCCAACATGTCCGCTTCGATCTGGGTCAGGAGGCCATGATCTCCTATCTCGATCTTTCTCGATCCCAACTCGTATCCACAGGCCATCCACGCGTCGTCCCCGATCCAGACGGAATGCGCATCGGTCCAGATGCAGAAGTGGAGCCGGAGAACGAGATTCTTCTGGCTCGGTATGGACAGCGCATCCTTGATCTGTTGCTCGACGTATTGATATCCAGGCACCCCGTAGTCGATTCCCGGGTTCGCCTTGACCCAGAGTTCGCGGTGATCTAGTAGGTACTTGAGCGGATCGACCCCGTCCGGGATATCTCCAGGGAGTGCATCGTCCCCACTCCCCGTCGCCACGTCCAACCCGGCGATGAACGCGAATAGGCGATCGTTCGGCATCGTACCGTCCAACATTCGCTCGGCCTGGATCCGATGCTGGTAACAGATCGACTCCCGACTCACTCCCGAATTGGTGATCTCGTACAAGAGCGGCTGGGTTCGGTTTTTACCGATCGCCTTCCGCATCATGTTTACAACTTCTTCCTTGGCGACCTCGTGCAGCTCGTCGAAGAGGACGCCATGGGGTCGGGGTCCGGATTGGGTGTTGTCAGAGGAGATGGGTTTCAAGAACGACCCTAGCAGCCGATCCTCCCCCTCGCTGCACGCGTTTATATAGGTGATCTGCCATACGGGTTTCCGACCGGAGAACGAGATCCGCTGCTCCAGCTCTGGCGAGTTCCGGCATAGATCGACCGCGGATCGGAAAGCGACCATGGCCTGATCTTTGTCGGCGGCGGCGAAATAGCATTCGGCCTGAGGTTCCCCGTCGCAGATCCCGAGATAGATCATGGTCGAGGCGGCCTCAGGGGATTTTCCGCAGCCCTTGGCACCTTCGATGTATGCGTATTGGAACCGGCGATATCCGATCTTGCCGGTGTCGGGATCGACCATTTTCCAGCCAAATAGCGACCCCTCGACGAACATTTGCCAAGGAAGGAGGACGAAGGGGCGGAGGAATGGCTCTTCCTTGTACGGGAGGAAGAGTTCATCCGAATTGAAATAGATCCGGTGTAGGGCGGCGTCCAGATCCCAATAGATATCAGTGCGTTTGAGGTCGGACAGATGACGTTTGCAGGCGGCGATCACGAGACGGGAAGCAAACACCTTCCCAGAGACGACGTCGTTTGCGTAGGCGGTAACGGGGTCGCCCAGGTCGATAGGGGCCAGGACAGGGGGAGACGAGACCGGGGTCGATTGTTTGACGGGTTTGATCGATGGCAGCGTTGGGCTCGGTTTGGGTTTGCGGAGCGCGAGCTTGGATACTTTCTTGATCGGCGGATTGATTGGGGGATTGATCAGTGTCGGTACTGTCGGTGGCGGAGGGGGCGTGGTCCCCGCCGGGGTTTGCGCCGGCACCGCTTCAACCTTTCCAACGCCGGTCCTTCGCTGCCCCGGTCTCTTTGTCCACTTGAACGGTGGCATCAGACGATCCCGTCCTTCTTTAGTTTCCGTACCGCTGCCTTGTAATCCCTTTTCTGTTTTTTTCTCCTCTCTCTACACTCCGGACACATTCCTACCTGGTCTCTTCTTTTTTTCAACTCTGATTCAAGTTTCCGATCGCCTCTCCAAGTACGGACAACTCGCCATGGAATATTCGCCTGTGACACCGCCGCCATCAGACACGAACCCCTTCCAGAAGAATGGTCGCGCAGCCGGGCATTGAGATCTTTCGTGTACCCGAGGTAGTGTTGGGCCATCCCCTGGAATGGAGTTTCGAAGTGGATCAAGTAGACAATCCCCACGATTAATCTTCTTTCTCTGGATCTGGCATTCCGTTTCGTGTTCCGCGTTCACGTCGTGCGATCTCTCGTGCGATGTACCAAGCTGCCTTCCTGAGATCGTCTAGCTCGCTTGTCTCGTCCTTCAACCCCGCGCGCCATATATACTTGATCGCATTGCCGAGATTGAAGTTGAAGTGCTCCGTGATCGTGATGCACTCGACACCGGATGGGTGCGAGGTATCGGGGCTTGCACCTCTATCGTCATGCCCGCCATCTCGAAAGGGGTGTGGTGCTTGTTTATCCACAGATAGCGCAGAAGCTTTTCGTCACCGACCGACGATTCCGCGATAGCGACGTGGGCGCCTCCGCGTTCTATTGGACATCGTGAATCGCCAGCATCGCGAAAGAGCCGACTCCCGTCACCATTGCCCGACCATCGGGCGGTAAGACTAATTGCGTTGCAGCGACATCGCAGTTCTCCCCACCCGGTGAAACCCTTTCCTGTCGACATGCGAGCCGCTTCGATGATCTTGGAGTCGTCACCCCAGTTGTCGATCAACGACACATATCCGTGATCGAGTACTTTCATGGTTCGAGTTGCTTCCAGAGTTTCCACTGTTTACCCCCTCGACCCGAAAAATTTCCGTTGCCCCTGGTTATTCGTTTGTTCCTTGCCGGTCGATCCGCCTGACATACTGTTCTTTCCTGTTTTCACCTCCGCTCTCGCCCTCGGATTCAATCCAAAGTCCCGCATCTGGGTCTGGAGGTCCTTCGCCAACTTGTCCAACCTTTTTGCCGGCGCCGTGATCCGCATCAGGTCTTTGGTGTAGGCCCCCTCATTCCTCACCAATTCCCTGGCCTCGATATAGTCCGCGTACGTCTCGCACAGGATCTCCAACGCGGCCAGGTCCGAGACCGTCAACACTCTCAAAGCCCGCACCCTTTCCCCTATCCATCCGAACCAATACATCCTCCCCTTTTCGGATAGGGCTGGCGAGGGCTCCGGCATCGGATCGTCGATCGAGCATTGAGGCGGCTTGGGCTCGTCGACGGGAGGCGGTTTGCGCCCGGCCCCGATCCATTTCCCGGACGGAGCCTCACCCTTGATCATCTTGAGCGCGGTTGGTTGTTTGCGTTGGCCCACGAGAAATATCCCCCCTCTCACCCGTTCGGGTCGATACACACGCTCTGGTCGGTGAGGGTTGTCGCGCCCCCGTTCAACCCCACGCTCCCAATCCCGCACATGTTGACGGCAAGAGACACCCCGCTCCCGGTACACGCCTGACCCTGACTCGCGATACCTTCGCCTCTCACGTTCTTGAGCTGGTCGGCGGTGGGGATCGCGGTCCCGGTAAGATTCCTGATCGTCTCGCGGTGGAGAGTGAGTTTCATTTTCCGTCCTCCTTTTCTTTCCTCGTTCTTCGATGCCCGTAATGATTCGGAGCCAACAGCTCCCAGACGTCCTCGGGATCGACGTCACCGTTCTCCGGCAACTCATAGGTGACGTCGATCGACACCCTCGATCCTTCCGGCAAACGCCAGAGAATCTTCAAGACCGCGTCCCGCCAGTCGACACGTGAATCATCCTCCACGCTGTGCAGCATCCCTGGATACGGGCTGTGCGTCGGGCTGGCTTTCCAGTTGCGCAATCGAGCGAGTACCACTGCCGGCTCTGTGATCGGCGGTTTCATCTATCACCCCCGCAAACTGCTTGCCGGATTCGCCGAAAATTCGCCCCTTCGTGCTCAACGGCCAAGCGCCGGATCAAGCTGCCGACCGCTTCGTCTTGTGTATCGCCGCGCGACCAGTGGCCAGGGCTTCCTTCGACGTGTACCTGCCATCCGCGCCCGGCCGGTTCCGGCTTCACCACCACGCCGAAGATGTCGATGCACAAGAGACGTTCCCCACAGTCGCCCGTTAGTTCCCAGGGCGGCCCGCCTTTGATGTCCTTAAAGTTGCTCAACGGTCGGTCCCCCCTTTCCCTTGGCAAACCCGTACACCTTCCCGTTCTCCGCCAACCAATGCCTGAACACCTTCCCCATCTCGATCAGCTCGCCGGTCGTTGCCAGGTCGATCAAATCCCCCGGCATGTGCCCCGCTCTCTCTTCTATCTGCCTGTCCCACCACGGTTGCGTTCCGTGAGTTAGAAGAGCGAGATCGTGAGCGTGTTGACGTTCCTCGGCGAGAGATAGTTTGACGCGCTCACGACGGGCGATGATCCTCGCTGCGAGGTCGGATATACAGGCTCGTCTCTGTTCGGGTCTCACTCGCCACCTTCTTCCTTTGGCGTATCGAGATCGAGAAATTCTACTTCTTTTTCCCGTTCGAGTATCTCTTCCCGCCCACAGGAGCGATCTTGGTGACAACGTCGGAGCCGCCGTTCCCTGACCCGCCACTCCCCTTCGCTGTCTTCTTCACGGACACCGCCTTCCCGTCCACCATCTCGGCCTCATCCTCCCCCCAAGCTGCGGCTCCCCCCGTCGCGTTGTGGATGTCGTAGATGATCTCTTGCAGAGTCACGATCTCTCTTGCATCCTCTGGCGCCTGCCTCTTGATCGCGCAGAGGAGGAAGTAGGCGTAGGGACACCCCTCGTGCGTCTGACCCGTGGCCGAGTCAGTATGGGTCTCCATGAGGAACTCCAGCGTATCCAGGACCTCGGACAAGGTCATGGCCGGGACCCTACCGCCCTTCTCGACCTTCTTGGCCAGGGCGGCCTGTCTGAGCTTCTTGCTCGCCTCCTTGATGGCCTTGGAGGCGGTACGACCGTCCTTCTTGCCAGTGGTCGAAGCGGGCTTGGACGGTTTGGACGGTGTGAGTGGCTTGGCCGCGGCTCTCGGCTCGCTTTGTCCGTCGAGAATGGATTCTTCGACCGCGCCATCAGTCCCCGCCTCGACTTCCTCCATAGCTTGTGCGCTTTCACCTTGCGCTCCCTCCGCCTCTTCCGCCACCAACTCCTTCAACTCCTCTAGCATCCCACTGACCTTCTCGTCGTCCAGCTCCAGCGTCGCGAGCGCCCCCTCCATCGTCAACAACCCGTCCTGGAGCGCATCGAGCACATCCTCCCTCGCCCGCAAAAGACGAGTCAAATGGCCCAGGTACCCCATGCTCACCCCGAGCGCCCTCGCGATCTTCTCATCCTCCCAGTCTTGCTCCTTGGCCATCCGAACGCATTCGACCTTGTCGGCAGCGGACAATGGATTGACCTGATTGTCGACAAGTTTCGTCATGAGCCAATTGGACTGTTTGATCTCAGGCCGCACCGTGACACGGAATCCGGGACATTCGGACAGACCGTAGAGTTCTTGGAAGTAGTCGAAGTTGTCCCGAATGAACTTGAGCCCTGCGAGTCTGGTCGCCCCGCCCAACAATTCGAATGATCCGTCGGGTTTGACTCCAACCAGGCCGGGTGTGGTTTGTCTATTCTCCGCGATTGATTCGGCCATCCATTGGACACGAGATTCGGGGATCGAGTGTCGAACGTTCTTACCGAGATCGATCTTGTCGAAATCGGACGGGGGGATGACGTGGTAGACGTCGCGGGGGGCTGAGGTTTTGATATCACCATAAGTACCCATGGAAGGTTTCTCCTCTTCTTCTTTACTGGGTTTTTCTGTTCTGTCTCGTGTCTTGCTTCGACGTGTCTTGCTTCGACGTGTCTTGCTTCGACGTGTCTTGCTTCAACAGAGCAGCCTCGATATCTTCTACCGAAGCGAAATACAGCCGGAGGTCGAACTTGACCCGACTATTCTCCGGCCTACGGGAGATTCGATCGGCCAAATCACGCAGGCTTTCTGCTACTTCTACTGGTGAACAGTAGGATTCCGGGTCCCTTTATTGTCCGCATACGATCGATTTCCTCCTTTATGGCGTCCCGATCAATTGGTTGTACAGCTCATCCCGTAGCAACTCGATTCTCTCCCCGATATCGCCGACCAGATCGGGATCGGACAGCAGCCTACCTGCCAACCCCACAGCCTCCTCGTACATCCCTACCCTCCTCAACATCTCCACCGCATTCAGCCGCAGCATCCCGCCAATGGTTGTCGCTCCGGACGGAATTCGTCCCTCATTGTCCGCCTCTTCCCACTCGACCATCCCCTCCAATCTGTCGATCACCCACGGTGCCATGGGCCGCTTGGATCTATGCGGGAATATCACCCGGGCCAGGGACTCGATCCTGTGCCGGAGGTCGGGAGACATGAGAATGTGGTACTTGACCCAGCCCGCACGATTGTTCCGGGGATAGGAGGCTTGGCGGCGGGCGCGTTCATGTGGGGGTTGGCGGACAGAGAAGAAAGGCGCGATGAATGAGGGACGGCCCTTCTTGGCCGCGAGACCAATCGATGTCCGCGCCACCTCGGCATGTGCCGGCAGCACCTTCTTCGTCCGACGTTTAGACGGCTTCTGATTGTCCAATTTCGAGATAGTATCACGCACGGAGCCTATCCTCCCGCGGATCTCATGGCAGCGCGGCGAGCCCGAATCCACATAATGCCGTACCTGTTCCAGATCCCGAGCGATATCAACTGTCGCTTAATACGAAGGAATGCCTTACGAAGGCCGTTGCGGGATTGCTTCTTGGTCCGCGGTCGAACAATCTGCCGCAGTTTCGGTGAACCCCAGAAATGAGTTGAATACGACATTGTGGCTCGACCGTGTGTCCGCGGCTTGTCCGGATAGTCTCGACGATACTGTCCAGTAACCTTCATGTCCCATGAATGCACGTGCTCGGTGAAATCTTTCCTGTCGATCGAGATATAGGTCCGGCCAACAATCATGCTCATGCCCTTCTCCCTTCTTCCTCCGTCCTCGCAATAAACCTCCTCAACCAATCGAGCGCCGCCTCAACCTCACGCCTGGACGTCCCGGCAAACACACCCGTCGATCGCCCTGTCCTATCCTTTCCGCCCTCACTCTCTTCGTCCTTTACAGCCTCGAACTCGGCATAGGCCCGATCGTGGACCCATTCGAGGCCGCGGAGCTGGCCAGGGCCGGGAAGGCGGCGGCCGGGACGCTTACGATTCGTGACCGGGCTTTTCATGTCAACTCTCTGTCCCCATCGAGTATCTCGTGGATTATCTGACGGACAGTCGAGACTGCATGTCGCTCGGCCGGGTCGAGATCTCCCTCCCGGTACAGCCAAAGGAGATCGTCCAAGGTGCCTTCCAGACGGCGGCGCTGTTTTGGTGTGAGTTGTTCCACGTTCATGACCGCCTCCGACGACAAGCAACAAACTGATGTTGTTCCGTACCGTCATGTTCTACATAGGGAAGTTCACAAATGCGGCAGATCTCGTTATCGATCTCTTCTTGCTCTTCCGCAGTGAAGCCATCGGTGAATCTGTCCGCCACCTGCTTTTTCTCGTCGATTATCTTGGACATGGTGATCACCTTCCAGTTTATCGGTTCATTCGTTTGTTCGCCGCCCCATCGGAGAATATCCACGCCATATCCGTCCCCTTCAATAATCCGATCATCCTCCTTCCCGACTCCTTTGTCAACCCCCATTTTTTTCCTCGCTTTATTACCGCCACCCGCGCCCGGCTCCGACCCCCTTCCCTCCCCCACACCCCCTCTTAGTATTACTAGTGCAGGGTTGTGTTTCCGTGTTACCTGAAGTTAAGGCTAAATGTACACGCCGTGAAAGACGTAACCCAGGCGTACTACAGCGTAAACCAGGCGATCACACATACCCGTGTTACCGTGTTACCACGCGTACATTTCGTTAAAACCGTGTTCAAAAGGTCAGCCAACCGCGTACGGAAGGTGACTCAAAACAGCAAAACCGCGTACAGAAGGTAAGCCAAAGTTACCGAGCAAACTGTACGCGTTTTGTGGTACGATGGCCACCATGAGAGACACAGACGACCCAAAAGACACGTCCCATACTTCTGGTTTCCGCACCCCTAGACCGTCTTCACGGCCCGATCCCGATCTACCTATCCGCCAACCTACTTGTTCGAATTGTCGTGGACCTCGCCGTCATGGTCGCCGGGAATGTGCCGCGTGCACGATGTATCGGCGGCGCCATGAAGGAGAACCGAGACCCGAATATCTCATACACAGAGACAGGGTCCGGCGTGCGGGACAGAAATACAGAGCTGTTCCGGTAAAGAAGCTGAACACGGTGTACATCATGCGGGATAGGGACGGCGGAGTGCTCTATATCGGGGCCACGGCCGGTGTCTCCATCCGACCCGGGCAGCATATAACCGCGAGAATGGCGTGGTGGACGAATATATCGTCGATCGAGCTGGTACATTGCGCGGATGAGGAAAAGGCCAGGAAGAAGATGGACGAATTGATTGAGGAGTTCAATCCGGTACACAACCCAAGAAAGAGGTGAGCAGAGATGACCGCCGATCCCGCATCGCAATTATTATTCCTCGAAGGCGAAGAGCTACTATGCACCTTCTGCGGCAGCTCTCTCGCCGTCGTCCTCCATGACATCTTCGACGACGACAACTTCGATGCGGCAATGAAGCTAGGCCATGGTGGCTACTGGTATCGCGGAGCACTCCTTTGTCGTTGCGGAGGGGGAACGGCGCCGACCCCGGCAGGCAGGAAGGAGATAGATGTGCGTGAGCATCCTGCTCCGCGTGTCTTTGTCCGCTCCGGTGATTGGGTCGGCTGGCGAGAAATCGGAGGCGAGTGACCAAATGACTACCTGGCTTATCCGTCGTACAGGTCTAACCGACGAGCAGAATCACCTCCTCGACCGTCTCGGCCTGCCCGAACGCACTGAACACAACGATCCGAGCGGTGTTGCTTCTCGAACCAAATACCTGCCGCCCGAAGCCATCGCGCTCATCATCACCGAGAAGCACGATGCTCTCCGGCCGTTCGACCCCCCTTCCGTCAAAGTAGTGATGATCACGGACACGACCCAGGAAGAAGACCAGAACGACCGCCATCGACCGATTTTTCTTGGAGAGCCGAGCCTATGAACGCAGCCGAAGAACTCGCCGGCATTCTGGCAATCGACCGAGAAAGCAGGCGACTTGGAGCCGAGACCGAGCGGAAGCGCATCCGCGAGGAACTGCTCGCCGAGGTGAAGCGCCTTGGCAAGATATGGCGTAACGATCCTGACGAGCCAGCAATCCCAATGAGTGATGTGCGTGCCGCCATCCGTCGCATCTGTGGACCGGGAGACCACCGAGGCGAGTGAGCACATGCGCGATCCCGCCGCCAAGCTCCACCGTCCCACCGAAGCCCTTCGCCGGCTCCAATACCTCGTCGGCGTGGCCCGCGGGTCCTATATGAACGACCGATCTCCAGACCGGGCCGCGCTCGTCACTTCCGCCCTGGACGAAGCCGAGAAGACTTGCTGGGCCGCGCTATCTGGTGGACCTCTACCTCCGCCGCAAATCTGGCCAGCTTTTCGGGAGAAGCGACGCCATCCCTGCGAACGCTGTCACAAACCCTCCACCCATCGCCGCCGCCGCTGCTACACCTGCAAGCGCCTGGTCTGCTCCGGGTGTCTCATGAGCCTTGGAGCTGCTGGGCTCGATCGCGGCGAAGGACTTGCCTGTAGAGACTGCCACACGAATAGCTACTGAAGAGTGACAGATCCGAGGCTCCCCGATCGGATGCAGCGGGTACCCAACCGCCGCGGGTACCCCCCCCCTCGCCCGACCGACTATCCGCGTACCAGTTTGTACTGCAAACCAGCCCACGTACAG